GACAGGCACGCCAAACTGTCGACCTAAGAACGAGGCCCGCAGTGTGTCTTTAAGGTGAGTGACGATAAGATCGGGCTTATCGGGCATCTCTAGCCAGCGTAACGGATCTATGTGATCCACATATGGATAGACATTCACACCCTCGAAGGTGTAAGGCCCTGTCACATACATCGGGTGAGGCATAGAGCATTGCACCACAACTTGATGTCCACGTTGCACAAGCTTCTTCAAAAGTTGGTGCGCAGTGGTCTCAGCCCCCGCATTGTGCTGGGGTGCGTACAGATGAAGCATTGCAAGAATACGCACCCCAGCACACCTCCAAGATTAGCTGGCCGACGCGGAACCGGTAGCCAACACTCCGAATGGGAAACGAGTCGCGGAGTTGGTATTGAGGTTCGTCACCGGGTTAGCGGTAGCGAACGCCAGCCGCATGACAACACGCATGATCTGCCCATCCTGCTGGGCCGCGTTGTAGATGACCTTGCCCGTGTCGTCAACAATGACACCCTGATCGAACATCTTGAAGGTGATGTCCTGCCGCGTGCCGATGATGGCCATGTTCCAATCGCCCAGCAGCAAGTCAGCGACGGTCGGATCCCAGGCACCGTTACTGACCTCTTCCAGCGGGTAGCCATAGAGGCTGCCGCCGCGCCCACCCTGAAGGTCTGGCATGTAGATGGGCTCACCAGACCCGCTCGAGCGGACCCGCAGCAGACGCCACTTGAAGCCAGGCCGGATTAGCCATCCATTAATGTTGGTGTAACCGTCGAGTGCAACGCGCTCGGCCAGTGACGCAACAGCCGCCGGGATGTCCGGGCTAGAATCGGTGATGATGTTACCAGCCGCAATAGCAGCAGGAATGATAGCTGACGGCCAGGTGCTCGGCTTGTTGACACCAAACAGCGTGGCTTGATCGATGGCCCGACCGAGGGCCTCCGTCAGGCGCGGCCTGACCTCATCCCAGAGCGGGATATTGGTGTCAGCCAGGTACGCATCGGGAATCGGCACCAAAGCGGCCAACTCTTCCACGATGAGCGTAACATTCTTCCACTGCATTGCAGTGGTCTGCTTCAAACCAGAGTCACCCGACACCCAGTAGGCCTGAGGCAGGACGTCAAGCACCGGCAGACGCTGTGTCCGAGTGGACATGGGCACGGTACGGCACATCCGTAATGCCGAGGACTGCTCTGGCAGTTGCTGAATGATATCTTCTGCCAGCGGCTCGGGCACAAGCGGATCGGTGCTGTACGGAGGGTTACCCCGGTTAATTCCAGTATTGTAAGTGGCCATTACTAGGCCCTCTCCATTCGTCACAAAGCAGGGCCTAGATGCCCTGGCTTAATCTGAGCCGTAACCAGCGATAGCGCGTAACAAATCATTACGATTCTTGGGAGCTGCGGGACTTGTTCGCGCACCTTGCCTAAGGTCAGGCGCCTTAGCCTTCAACCTCTCGGCAATCTTTCTCGCTTGCTCGGCCGCTTCATCCTCATCAGCCGCAGTGATAAGGTCGGCTAGATCCGAATCGAGACCGGCCGCCGATGCGGCAGCGCGCCGAATCTCTGCGACTCGATACCGCTGCAATTCCACCTGCAGCGCTGTTTCACGGTCCTTTGCTTTGTCCAGCTCCGACTTCTGACTGTCCTCGATCTGCTTCAGCCTCGAGGCAGCTTTCTTGAGCTCGTCATAGTCGGCGTACTTCTTGCGCTCACGTGCAACCCGATCAGCGACAATCCTGTCTACCTCAGCTTGGGTAAGTGTCTTACCCTGGTCCTTGGCGTCTTGGCGAACGTCGTCGGCTATTTGCTGGCGAGTGGTGTCGGCTCGCTGATCTGTCCCACCGGTATCTTGTTGCTGGCCGTCGTCGTTCTGATCGTTCTGGTCGGTTGTCCCACCCGTGTCTTGGGCGTCGTCGTCTGCCATCACATTTCCTTCCGTTTAATGCCCGTCGGCATACCGGCTTTTGAGCGTGGCCGTCACGCTAACCCGCCGAATTGCGGGTAAGTCAGTGTGAACAACTTCGTTTCAGGGCCCATATCATGCCCAGTGGGGTAGACAATATGTATCGTGAGCCTCGTCGCGCAGCTCCCCATCGGTACCGTTTGCCTAGATGAATGGCGACCACATACCGACGGCCAGAAAAACGCCTGTCAACACTCACGCTGTGTCCCACCGCTTCAAAGCGTCCATCATAGATAGTTCAGATGCATTGGTATTGCCGTATTCACCCGTCGTGGCGTAAGCGGCTACTCGAATGTAACACCACACGACCAACGTTTTAGGAAGTCTCCACGCGATAAGCATCCACAATCTTTCTTTGCGTCTGGGCCAAACATAATGACGCAAATTCCACAAGAAGTACTTAACTTCCGCTACGAAGCGACCCGTCAGGCTTCCAATTATCGGAAATCTTGCCAAGCGCGCCGACTCGTTTCGCATGCTTATAGACATGGGCTCGCTCCTCGTTGCTACGGGCTAGATGCACAGCGCTCTCTACATCACTCGTGTCATCAATGGGGAATCGCGGTGGGCCGCCAGGCTTGTTCGGAGGTAGCGCCTTGCCTTGCTTGAGCAGCTTCTGTCGCTGCTCCATGTTGTAATCGCCCATGAGCTAGTCTCCGATGTTCGTAATTTCACGGCCTCTTACCGTATGGAACGTTCCAGCCTTGGCTTTCAAGTCACCCGACTCGACTTGGGCCTTAGTGAAATTATGTGAGGCAACTGTGAGGACAGGACCAAGCTCGCCGTGCTCTTGCACCATGATTACCTTGCGGTAGTCGATCTGATGTGCGTCGGCGGCTGCTCGGCCAAAGGTGTCTCGAACGGCATCATGGGCTTCGGTGAGGAGATCGCCGACCTCGATCACATCATCGTGGCTAAAGAACTTCATACCCTGTGACCCAATGGCCTGCTCGGTAGAGCCTTCAGCTAATATAGCCGAATTAATGGTTCGACCGGGATCGATGCGACCTAGGATCGGGGCAATGGCACAATCACAACCCGGATGTATCGGCATTAAATTAGACTTGTGGTACCGAACAGAAGAAGCAACAACACACATTCCGCAACTATGAGCGCCAACAAGAACGCGCCGATAACCCACGACTCTCTGATCATCAGTCATTACAATCTGTGATGCTCGCGTCTTGGCGAGTTGCAGATCGGTGGATGCCAGGCTGGCAGCTCGCCGAGCACCGACCATGACAGCGTCAGGAAACGGTTTGCCTCGACTTAGGTTTGTCCACACATCGACGAAGGGTCGCCGATAGACCTCCGTCGGATCGACACCACGCAAGGCGGTGAGCGCATCCTGCGGCACGCCGATCGGCGCCCTGTCTCCCCCGCCGGCTGCTGAGATCAGGTGAGCCAGGTAGGCACTCGTGAGTGCCGCCATGGCCCGCTGAGCGGCTTGCACGACCGGCACGACCGATGCCACGAAGGCATCTGCTGCAGCGTCGCGGTAGTCACCTTGAGCTGCGTACGCAGCCGCCACCATGGCCAACAGCCGAGCTCTTAGATTGCCGGTCGCTGCCAGGTACGCAGCCAGCACGGCTGCTGCGTGACCATCATGGGGTGTCTCTTGAGGTTGTTGAGCGGTAGGGGCAGTCATTGATCAACCCCCTCGCTCATACAGCCGCGCCGTTACGACTGCCAGCCGGCAGCTCAGCTCGAGCCACACGGGACGCGTCAGCTGCCGCGCCTCCCGGCGGGCCCTGCATCGGCGTTGGGGGCAGGGGCCCCATAGATGCGGCCAGCAGTGCGTCAGAGGCTCGCTCTGACTCCATCCGATCGATCTGTGCCGGCGTGAAGTCAAGCAGGCTCATGCGTGTCCGCCAAGGAACCTGTGCCGTCATCAGTTGGACGTTTGCCGCAGCAAGCTCGGTCAGCGTGCGGAATTGCGGGTTACTCCACACGACCTCACAATCATCCGGCACGGATTGGTTGATGACCCGTCCCGCCAGCTGATAGACGAGCTCCCAGCTCTCGCCGAACTCGATCGAGCGTTCGACTACCTTGCTCGTGAGACCAGTCTCAGCCGCAGCCAGCGCATCACCAGACGCATTGATCATAGATCCGAGCAGGTAATGCGGTGGAGTCCGTGTGATTGCTGCTAAGTGTTGCACGTCCGCTTCGACAGCACTGATGATTCCCGATAGGTCGGCCGGCTGGAACTCGCCGAACTTGGCACTCTCGTCGGGTACCGACCAAAGTAGGTCCGCGCCCGGATCGAAGTCACCATTCGGTCGGCCTTCCTCGTCAGTGAGGTCAACACCCACTGCCCACCGTTGCCGGTAGGCTTGCATGGCTGATATCACCAAACGGTCTAGCACTTCGGTGTTGATACGGTCCTGAATCGTTGTGACGTCTTCGAACTCGCCAAGCGTGTTGCCAAAGAGATCAGGGCAGTTCATGAACGGCACGACCGGTACGACACCTAGTGGGTTACGAGCAAAACCGACCTCGATATCGTCAGTATCGATGTCCCACTGGTTAGCCGTGTTGAAGACCTGGGTTTGTGGCTCACTAGACCGATGCGAACTCCGATAGTAGTGCACAGTGTCTGGCAGGTAAATTATGGCGACATGCCGCTTTGTAGCGTCATCCCACCACGTCTTGAGGGCTGCCAACCTCTTACGTCGATTGTCTGGCGCCGACTCATGGATTACCTGCCGTGGATCCTCACCTGTCACTAGGGGCTGAGATTGGTCATCTGGATTCTGACCGACGATGACATAGGCCCGTGACATGGTGATAGCCGCGCGGTGGACTAGGCTGCTATCAGAGTCAAGGTGGTTGGACTGCCACCAACCCCAGGCCCTTTTATCGAGTGTCTCATTGCCCGTGCTACCGGTCCGGAATCCTACGACCTTCAATCGCTCAATGACCGACTCAGCCACAAGCTTCATGAAGTTGGTCTTGCTCTGCTTCTGAAATTTGCGAAACGCCTCACGCATCTTCATGTTGCCAAACGGCAGGGGCGCTTCACCCCGCCAATAGGCGTCTAGCGTGTCAAACCGAGCTCGGTCGTTCTCCAGACGCTTGCCAAGACGAAGCAACCACCAATCGGGGGAGCCAGGCTCTGCTGCGTGTTCGAGCACGCCAACCCCCTCTGTAACGTCTGGAAGATAGGAACCGATACAGGTGTTGTCAGACACCCAACAATTAGGAAGGTAAAATGGTGTTCGTGTGGAGACGACGGTGCCGACGGCGGTTATATCTTAGGGTGCCGGCGGTCACACACACGTCGAAGAATCACATGTGGGTTAGCACGGCCATCCTGGCTGTGTTTGGTCTAGTCGTAGCCGTGCACCTGCCCGATGCAGCCGCCGTCGGCGTACTGATGGCCGTGACGATCGTGCTTCTAATCAAATGGGCCCAGTGGCAGAAGCACCATCACTAGCTCATAAGGCCGTGCTCAGCATCATGGTCCGTGGGGCTCTCAACAGCAGATTCGGGAGCCTCATGGACAGTCAATGACTGAGTCCCCTGCAGCCGAGCAATTAGCTCGTCGGCGCGCGCAATTTGCTCGTTCAGGGCTGCCGTATGGGCCGCTTCCTGGTCGTTCATCAATCGCTCAACCTGATCGAGCTTAACTGCTAGCTGGCCGACTGCATCTTGCACCGCCGACATGTCCGTCTCCAGTTCTAGTAGTCGTTCGTAGAGGGTGAGGTCGTCACGCGTGTGACGAGCTGATGACACAAGCAACCTCCCCGCTGGCTGCGGGATCGTACCTAGAACCGCACGAGTCGCTTCGAGCGAGGCCGGCTCAGCTGGGTGAGCACGCCAGCTGCCACCGCATCAGCACGAGCCTCGTAGGCCAGTACAGCGGCCATCGCAGAGTCGATCTTCTTCGGTGAGCCGGGGTACTCCTTCGAGATCGTGACGCCAGCACGGGTCACGCGGCGACGAGCGTTGAGCACATGCCGCCGGAAGATCGTCGAGCCGTCGTGGGTGAGCCGCTTAGCCGCGACCGCCTCATGGAACCGGCTCAACGCATGGACCATGGCCGTCGGCCGGTTCGTCCACCACTCAATAGGGTGTGACTGAGTGGCTCGGACCTTGAGACCACCCGCAAACTCTGCAGTCCACGCGTCGATGTAGTCCTGCCAATGCGGCGGGTCGGCGAACATGCCAACGACATTGAAACGATCAAACGCGTTCTTCACTGCAGCGTCAATTGCTTCCTGATCGACCTGCCAGTTCTTACCCGCATCGGGTGGCTTCTCATCGCAAGCCAGTAGCTCGAGGTACCCGTCATCTAGCCGGCAGGCAACGAGTGCCGTGGCATCTTCCTTGGTCGAGCCGTCGAAGCCCAGCGTGACCGCATCTCCATCGGCAAGGATCGCCGTCGGGTCAGCGCGAGTGTCCCATTCACGCGCAGCCATCCATGCATCCGAGGTCTCAGTCTCAGCATTGAGGAAGTACCGACGCGAATCGGTAGTGTGTGTGCGCGGGTCATAGAACTCGTCGACCAAGCCATCTAAATCATTCCACGCCATGGCATCGCCATAGGCCTCCATGATGCCTCGACGAAGCTCAGCTTCATTCTCCGGCTTCTCGCATTCTCCCCAACGGTGGTCAACAAGTAACCGCTCACGTCGAGTCTTACCCGCCTCGATCTGCTCAGAAAGCCGATAGGTGCCTTCAGCTACCGATTCCTCACCAGGTGCGAACATCGTGGTTGTCTCGAGATACCACGTGCCGGCTATCTTCTTCCGTTTACGTAGGTTACGAGTGACCGTTGAATACATCCGACGAAGGTCTGGTGTGTTGTATAGATGCGTCTCGTCAAAACCGACGAACGTCTCCTTACCGCCATCTTTGGAAGCACTTGCCGCTGTGCTGGGGGTAATCTCCCCACCACCGGGCAACAACACACGAGTAAGCCCTGCATTCATGCCAGGAACCTGCGAAAGCGGACCGTCGATCAGGTTGAAATGGATAGTGTCATAGACTAGACCAGTCTGGCCTTCTTCCGTCGCCAAACAACGGATGTAAGGCACCCTGACTGGCCGACCCATCGGCTCACCCGGCTGGTACTCGTACTCGAATCCTAGTCCCCACGGGTCAGTGTAGACCTCGCCACCCTCAGCCCAGTCAAGGAACCGGCACGGACCAAGCGACTCAGTGAGTCCGATTCGGCCGCATAGACCTGACTTATCACAGCCCTTTGGACGGGAGAAAAATGCGGAGTCGTAGAGTCGCCGTCCATCGTCGTCAAGTGTGTAACAATCCACGATAAAACCGGAGACCTCATCTCCGTGTTGGACTGGCTCACCTTGCACATCTCCCGGCCCATGCACACAGAAGTATTCCATCCACGCCAGCAACAGCCAGCCCAATGAACGGTCTCGATTATGGTCCTTAGCAGTGATGACACGACGCGGCATGTCATCACCTCACTAGTACAATCCCATGCATATCAGAGGGTTATCGTTCGTTCCAAACGACGCAGGAGCGAAAGTCGCAGGAAATGTCAATGTCGACGCAGCGAAGATCTGTCGGCGGTGTGTGCCGCTCGGCGCGAGGAAATTCCACGTTGATGACGCTGTTGATGCGGTGGTGCCAAACTTCGGGACAGTTGTGCAAGTGTGAATCATAGCCAATCGGTAAAACTTACCGACGGTCTGGGACGCTACCTGCGCAGTCCATGCCTTGAATCGCCAACCCGCTGTGGTGAATATGGTGTAATCATTGACATGAGTAGCAACCTTGGTCTGCCCGTCATCACTGTATAAACAGAATCCACTATCATTTGCTGAACCTGGCGTCACGCCAGCGGTAGCGACGTTCACGCCGGCACCTGTGATCACCTTGCCCGGCGGCACATAAATCCGAGCAATCTCGATCGTGTTTATTGTGACGGCTGTTGCCGTAGAAATGCACTCAATAGGGAACGTGATACCCACGAATCCGTATTGATCCATCGGGTAACCGGGTCGACGAGCAGCATCGAGGTCGCCTGCGTCAGAGTACTGCTTAGTGACCGCTTGCATAACGCCGGCTGGGTCGGCAGGCAGTTGGATCTGTGTTCCAAAGAACCTGACCATAGGGTCAGCCCTGAATAGAGAAGTTGTAGTTATTCGTTGCTGGCGCCGCTGGGAATGTAAGAACGACGTTGTTGGCGTCAGAACGCACAATCTGCACTTCGATTTCCTCTCCTGCCGACGGGGTAGAACCACCGATAGTGGGAGGGGAAGAACCGGCGAATACCTGAACCTGCACATATTGGTTATTGAACCCGTGAGCAACAGTCACTGACGCGCCTGAGACCGTATAGATACCAGTCGTTGCCGTAGGAATGGTGCCCCAAACCTTGCGGGTACCTGTTACCGGATCAATATAGATGCCGTTACCGTCAACAAGAATACCGTTATTCGCAACTGCCGCTGCGTTAGCCGACTGGGCAGACCCAGTACCTTGCTTGGCTGAGATCACACCGCCGACAACATTAATGCCGTTACCAGCGGAGTACGTCGTGGTGCTAAAAGGCTTGATCCACGTCTGAGCATCTGTGCCGATAGTGATAGCACCATTGGTCCCCGTGCCGACGGCGGTCTGCATCCACACCGTGTCAGCATTGGTGTTGTCGGCAGCACCGACGGAGATCATAGTGCCTGAATAGATCGACGTGTTGCTACTCGAGTCCGCCCGGCGAGTGAGGCTAGTCGCGTTGTTCCATGTGTATATGCCGTTTTGAGTTGTCGTGGTCTGGCCGGTAAGCAGCACCGTGTCACCGGCTGCCATAGTATGCCCATTAATTGTCGAACCTGGTGACGACAAGGACATATTAGTGGTGACAACAACTGTGGCTGGCGGAGCCTTGAAGTCAAGACCTGACTGAACCGCAGCGATAGCGGTATTAAACTGGGCGTACTCGACTGCTTGACCACTACCAGAGGCAGCTACCAAGTTGGTGAAGTTCTGGCTGCCCATGTTGACCGAGCCAGTAGGCGTGGCCATCGTTGACCACTGAATAGCCTGAACAGTTGCAGTGAAGTTTGAGATCGTGCTCGCTAACTGAGTGCCAGTCTGGTTGGCTCGAGCCAAGAGGTCGATAGCCGTGGTGCCATTCCAGAACTTCACCGTCGGCACTGTGGTGTTTACCCACATCCTGCCCGCATCCCCCGCGCCCAGGCCTGCTGGGTCAGACGACAACGGGTTAAGGGCAGCGTTAAGCAGCGCCAGGCCCATGAGGTCAATGCTGGTGGCGAACCGGCGCGGCATAACTTACCCCTAGCTCAGGTATATAGTGCCTGAGAACGGCACATCGAATAGCACTTCAGTGATGTCGGTAGACATGAAAATCAAACTGGCATATTCAACAGGGTTGCCCCCGGTATCAATGGCCAGCACGCCGGCTGGGTAGAACCCAAGATCATGCTGGACTTGCACAAGGAAGACCGGCTGAGGGACCGGCCAGACGCAGGACGCGTTCGTGGACACCCCGGCTGGCCCTCGAGGACCAGGAGGCCCGACGACGGGCACCAGCGTCACCGTCGGATCGACCGGCGCTGCGGGCCCGGTAGCCGGGATGCCAGGAGGTGTCAGGGTGATCGTGGGGCTTGTTGGTGGGGCTACGTGGATGGTGGGCAACGGCGGGGGATCAACCGTGACCGTGGTGTCAGGCGCGATGATGATCGGCATCAGACGTACCTGG